AGTAATACCGAATGCTTTAGGTAATTCATAGATACGAACAACACCGGCTGCGAGAGAAGTTGGTGCTGAATTGATTTTAAAGAAATCAACAATCCCTTTTATTGTTTCTGTGTCTTTCTGACTTAAAGGCATCATAGAAAAACTAAAGGCAAATGTTCTATATGCAGGACCACCATAAACAGCAAAGGACTCATCAAATAATGCTTTCCCTGTTGCTTGTTGCCCTATTCTACCCGCAGTAAATCCGCCCACAATTAGTTCACCAACGTCACCTACATCAAGATTTCCTAGTTCATCTTTATACTGATTTTTTACGGAGGCACTAAATCTATCTCTAAAACTAGTGGTTGGAGCTCCACCGCGGCCGCCTTCGTCTTGTGTTGATGCTTGCCTTGCGGCATCTACAATACCTGTCAGAGCTGACTTACCAAAACCTTTAGTTTCAGCCTCCCAACCTTGATCGTATTGAGCACTTGGACTTGCTGGAATTGGCAATGCTACACTTTCACCAGTGGTACTAAATGTAGTATCACTAGCAGATGAACCTATTGAACCGTTGATGTCAAACGTACTAAACATCATATAATGTGCGTGTTCTGAAGATATTCCCAAATCTGGTGGGAACTGTGTTACACTTAATCGTTTTCTTGCACGTCTTGGTCCGGCCATAAGTAAGTCCTCTAAATAGTATAACTATTTATATGAATAAAAAGAATTACACCAAACGGAAACCTTACAAGGGTAGATTTACACCTAAAGAGCCTAGTAAGTACAAAGGAAACCCACGGAATATTATCTATCGTTCCATGTGGGAACGGCATTGTATGCGTTATTTTGACAACAATGAAAATGTGTTGGAATGGGCCAGTGAAGAAATAGCGATACCCTATCAGTCACCGTTAGATGGTAAAGTACATAGATACTATCCCGACTTCTGGGTAAAAGTTCGTCGTGGTGATAGTCATGTCATTCAACTGATTGAAGTTAAACCAGAGAAACAACTACGCCCACCTAAACAAGGCAAACGTAAGACTAAAGGTTATCTGTATGAGGTAAGGGAGTTTGGTAGGAATAGTGCCAAATGGAAAGCAGCAAAACAATACTGTGACAAACGTGGTTGGCAGTTTAGTGTCTGGACAGAAAAGACAATCGGACTAGGATAAAAAAGACCCCGCCGAAGCGGGGTCTCTCAATTTAGTTGGCTTCTGCCAATTTAGCAAAATAATCCAAAGTTTCATCATCATCAGTAGTATCGGCCACTGGCGCAACTGCAACTGGTTCTGGTTTCTTCTTCGGAGTATAAGACTCAACAGTACCCGTTACTGATGTACCAGTAAGAGTCTTGTTAAGTTTCTCCTTCAACTCATCATAAGTTTTGAATTGACTTGGATCAACAAACTCTGCTAGACTGTGCAACTTCTCATTGTACAGTCTTTCAAGTCGTTCATCATCGCCATCAAAAACTTCTGAAGGAGAATCAAACTCGGACTTATCATAGTTCCAATATCCATCCACCTTACGGATTTTGAGTTTGAAGTTAGCACCTTTCCAGAGATCAAATGGATTCACGGGAGATTCATCTTCAAATGCCGGGTTCATTGACTCGGAAATCTTATCAAAGATTTTCTTGCCATAACGGAACAACCTGACAGTTCCATCGTTCTCGGGATGCTTAGGATCACTCACAACTAAGACGTTGGAGTAATATTTGAGCACTCGCTTCTGCTTTCTGGCAATTTCCTTATCGGATTCTTGACCACTGTTCCAGAGTTCAGTATTGTACTCTGAGACTGGATCATTCTTGCCAATCGTGGTTAGTGAGTTCTCAATGTACCAACCACCTGGACCATTGAACGCATGACTCCAAAGACGAACCCAAGGAAGGTCCTCACCTGCTGGTTGGGGTAAGAAACGCAATACAGCATAACCGTTGCCGGTCTTGTCTAGATCAGGTTTCCAGAGTCGTGTATCTTCAAAAGAAGATTGATTGTTGGTGGAGAGTTTATTCAACTCGGTTTGTAGTTTTTCAAAGCTACCGCTTTTACTTTTTAGGTCTGCAAAAGACATATCTTATATTCCTCATATTGTTGTGTGTTTATCGTATGGTACAATCAACTGCTGTATCGTCGCAGTCATACTATTTATTATATCAGGATACCTTGGCTGTGTCAAGAGTATATCCAAAATAAAATAAATCCTTTTTGAATAGTGATGAAACTATTTCGTATGTTCTTTGGTTGTAGTATTCGTGATATGGTTTCTTCCACGAACTATTGAACCTCTTTAGTGGGTTGTGTTCTATCTTGGTCATGTAGCAGAACTTCTCCCAATCCTTTTCCATGTTTTCATACTTGCCTACCCAGTCTACCATCAGTTCGTTTCTGTGATTGGATAGATAGTCGTGTTGACTTCCCCATCGTGATACTAAACTCTTTCTGGTGGCAACCTCTCTGATGACCCATTGTGTGAAGTCTACATTCTTAGGCCATGCAGACACTACTAGATCATAAGGGTTACGAACAAACGAGGCCTTGAAGTATTCTGGTTCCCAGAATTCTGTGTGTCTACACTCCTGTACTGGCCTGTGTTGAATTCTATCTATGTGGTGTAGTGGTTGCCAACCGCCAAAGGTTTTGTTCGGCTGTGGCGGTTCTATGAAGGGGTTTACATACTTCGCTAACTCATAAGTCATTGATGAGCCGGCAGTCTTTGGAATGTGAAATACTATGAACTTATGAGAATCACTAACTAACATTAATCACCATAATCTTCACAGGGCCAGTAGAACCCACAAGGCATCTCTGGTTTCTCAACACAACTCATGTAGGTTCTCATTGAACCGTTTGGAGCATCCTTCACCATCATTTTGTATTCTGAATGGTAGAAGTTCCCAGTAACTGATCTTAGTTCCCATCCAAGTTGAAACTTCTCTTCCATGTAAGTGTGACACTGTTCTAATGAGGGGAAGTGTTCATCGACTATCTGCATACCGGAAAGGTTTGATTGTGTGATAGTCATGTAAATCAAAAAATATATACTATTCATCGTCATTCATCCCGCCGAGTTCGTGTTCAATTAATGCTTGAACAAATGCTTTAGGTGATATCTCACTTTGCACTGCGGCAATAATAAACTCGGCCATTTGTATTTCTTTCTCAAGCCAAAACTTCTGTCTTTGTAATTCTTCTAGACGAGCATTGTAATCATCTAGTTCTCTTTGTTTACGGACTTTATTCTCAATAATGTCCGTGATGGATACAATCTTATTTTTGTCCACAAGAATATTTATCAATTATTTGGTCACGCTTCTTTTGCACTTCTCTCAGCCATGAGGACCGACCACGCTGTCCCTGCTCTAATGGGGGCTGCACCATGGCGATACTAGTCTGATCTCGCATTCGCTGACTACCCTCCCACGCATCAACCCAAACACAACGCATTGTTGAATCAACTTCGCAGTAACCATCAGACCTGACCCCGCCACAGGGACCGTTACGAAGCTCCTTGGGGCAATTCATTGGACAAGACATTCCTGTCTGACTTAGTACACAAGACCCACACATCTGGCAGTCAAACATCACGCCCTTTACAAATTTTTCCACTGCGGTGATCGGCTTTTCGATCCGTGAATATCCAATCCACAGCCAGAACGGATGCAAGGCAATCAGGATCCTCTCAAAGCACTGATAGAGCCACTCAAGTTTCCTAGAGTTTCGCACCGACCATTGTCTTACTGCATACATGGTCTATTTATCAATTGGTATTAGGGGCCAGGCCTGACCCCCATATACCGTTAGTCATACTTACTAGTCTCTCTTAGTGAAAATCCAGTAAATGACACCAAGAGCAACTAGTCCGACTAGTCCCTGGCTACCTAGTGATGCCACCAGGCCTGTTATGTTCCCGATGACATCAACGGGTAGGAAGATCATATCAGACCCAAATAGTACCTGTAGCACTACTGCAAGGGCGATAAGACTTACTGCTACTTCAGAAATCTTATTGATCCATCCTTTTGCGCTTTGAATAATATCAGCCATTTTATTTCTCCTTTGGTTGATTTATGAAATCCTCTCGTACATTTCCTTCTGGGTTATGTAGTTAAGGTTCGGAATGCCTATCCATTCCTCTATTACACGGTTAACCTTGT